GCACCCGCACCCGCACCCGCACCCGCACCCGCACCCGCACCCGCACCTGCACCTGCACCTGTACTACCAGCACCTGCACTCGTACTACCTGCACCGACGATCATCAATCGATAAAGAATCCATTGGAATAATAGATACAAGAGACTCTCGATTATTTATGGTTTATGGATATGGATCCAACTTGGATCTACTACACAAGATTTTTCGGGTTTGGCACGCTCATTCTCTGTATCCTCTGTATATTCTTATGGATCGTGAGACAACCAGACACAAACAGACGACGATTGCGGACAAATCGTCAACATTACCGAGAGAATTTCTAATGTTTATTCATGATACCTTATAATTCAATGTGCAATTGTTGATCCCTATTGTCATGAAATATCCCGTTTCGGGTAACTGGTATACCGTATTATTTATATGCACTCGGAATACATATCGCAAACACGATGGCAACGTATAATTTTGCAATCTGAAAATGTAAGTACCTCTTTCTCTCGTCCCCGTGTACCGCGTCAGCATTCGTTCCGTCTGATTGTTCAGACGGACCGTGATATTATTCGGCGCCGTAGGATAATGATAATTTGCGATAAAATATAAATCATTGGTACCGAATAGAGGCGAACCTCTCCAATGTGTGCCATCGTACAGAGGATTGGCAATGACGGCTTCTTTCCACAATGATGTAAAGACATGTGTCCAATAACGTCCGATAGCGCCGACACCGATATTCTTGAAATTAGGACTGAACATATTCCGACAGTGCCCCGAACTCTTGGCCCATTGCAATAGTGGAGCCATCGGGTTGTTTATTTGGGACATATATGTCATGACAATGTTCTCTCCGAGATTGGCCCAATTGGTTTCGTACGTACCGATCCTATTTGAAAAAGAACAACTATTCGAATATAGATGGCAGTAGGATGGACAGGTATTATGACTGAAGGGACAGCCTGTGACATTTAGGAAGAAACTTTGTTGTTTTGCTGCTTGCTGTGCGTTGGCATTGTACCGAAAAGGATATGTATTGTTCACCGCGCAAGCATATATAATCGTATTATTGGTGAATGACGTTGCGAATGCAACAGGGTTGATTCGCATGGAGTTTACGAGAACCTGATGCGTCCTCTCGATCCACGACATGTAATCATTCGTCCAGGTAGCACTTATTTTAGGACAATAAGAAGGTCCGAGAGTGACATAACAACGAGGACTGGTTTCCACCAGGTCGTAATTGGCATGTACGGATAATCCAATCAGACCAATCAACAATGCACAGATCGATTTCATTTATTGTATTGTGGAATACAATAAAATTATGCAAAAAATAATCGGATGCCATGTTGCCAATGTCATATCGTCGTATATTCAGGACATTATTTTCATTGAGCGACATCCGCTGCCGCAATAAACTCGATATCGAAACTCGCCATGGGATTCTGGACCACACGAGAGCACGGGAATTCAGGCATTGTCGGCCCAAATTCACGGGGCTTGTTCATCTGGTAGCGTCGGATCATGCGGTACAGAGAGAGGGTGTCCTCATGATTCAGCAGGTCCATCACCTTGGCAATATTAATCTTGTTCTTTTCACGATCCGTCAGGTACCAGTCGTGGCATTTTTTCATCAGCACATACTCTTCTTTTGGTAGCGTGACATACTTGTTCTTGATGTACCGCTGGATGTAGTAATAGCGCACGAGTTTCGCAATCTGATACAGGATGTTCTCATACTCCATAAACATATCCTGATAGGGCGGGTACAGACGGCTGATCTCGTGCCGGAGATCCGGATCCTGTCGCACTTCCAGGTACCGGAAACGGATGTTCGGATTGTTCCCGCGCACGCCGCATAATCGTTTGTATTCGGTCGAGAGGATCTTGATATGACGGTGCTGTTCTTTGTGGAACAGAATCAGACCCTGATAACGATCGATATCGATCGATCGGACATAATCGATAATCTCCTCTTTCGAGGACAGATCCAATCGTTTGGGCGTGACAACCTCCCACTTGTCCGCATGAGGCCATTCTCGTTCCAGACCCGTCTCCTCATCTTTCCACCGGCCGATAAACAGCACATGTTTTTTCACCTCTTTCTCGACCTGACATACGATGCGATTCTCATGGTTGAAACGCACCAGGAAAAAATAGATGTAGGACTGATCGAGTCCGTCCAGGACTTTTTCGAGAATATTCTCATCCTCGGTCATGGAGACCCAGTAATCACGGAACATCTCGCCAAAACTTTTCCGGCTCGACCACCGGCTCTTGAAAGCATCCAGTTTACGGTGTGTCGAGATGTACCACCGTCCATTGTACCAGAATACACGGATCATCGTCCCCTCGATGCTGTGAAAAATATCCCAATCTTCTATCCGTCCCAGGATCGGACCCACATCCTCTGTCGTATATTCCTCTGTGAAAGGAAACGTCTTGAAAAGGATGCGTCCCGTATCCACTTCCTGGACGATCCCCCTCATCTTCTTGATCTCTTCTGGACTGTCATTGGAACACTGTTTATAATTCAGAACCTGCAGGTTGTCTTCCTGGTCCGTGATATCCACTTGCTCATTCATCTCTTTTTTATACATTTGTTTTTTTTTAAATCGATTTCAATTTTTGTCCGAAATGGCGAGCGAGGGTTATGGCCTCCTGGTAGACCTGGGCGGGACCGGCGAGCGTGTACTCCCAGAGCATCGGTACATGGGTTCTGCGCGGGATGAAATAACCGGATTGGTAGGGCATATCCATGAAATGATTGTGATCCCATCGCAAATAGACCATGCCATTCTTGCAATAGGCATAATCCAGATCGATCGGGCAATCATGATTCTCCATCACATAGGCATAGAAGTCATCATCCTCCGATTCCGGGAATCGGCACATCTCATCCCGGAATCGGATTTCTCCCCTCAGGAATGGACGGATTTTGATCCGGATCTCCATAGAGGGGTGATGGACAATGATGGATTCTGTATCCGCGTGGATGGGGAATTCTGTCCGAATTGTTTCATAATACGAGATCCCTCGGTAGGCTCGCCCTCGTTCGTCCCTGCACTGTCGCAGTTGTTGGATCAATCGTCGATCGAACTCGGTGTACCCTCCTGTCATGATGCGTTCGCGGAAGATCGGCTGCTGTGTGATGAATCCGAGAATTGTCTGCTGTATATCTTGCATTTTATTTTTGAAATAGATCGGACTCTTTTAACTTTCAGTTTTGACGAGTATATCCTGGTAAAATTCTTGGAGTTCTCTGACAAAAATATCGGGGAATTTGTTCTCCAGCAGCGGTAATAGCATGTCTCGCGCTGTTGTACTGGATATATGCTTCTCCAGTCCTTTCCATTCCAGATAGAGAAGGATCACCACCTTGCAGGTTTCCGGATTGAGCGCGATAAATCGGATACTTCCCGATAGGGTATAGATGGGATCCGACCGGGGAGACACACTCAACTGGATCTTGAGTTGTTTCGGATAAAAAATTTTTTCTTCCGTCACATTCGAAACGATATCGACGAGAGTCGCAGGGATCTGTTCATAGAGAACAGCAGGGATGAGTTTGGTAACATCCTTGTGAATGTTTGCCTTGCGATACAACCGATCGCCCTCCCGGATCTCCGAATCAATCTGATATCCACCCTTCCATCGCAAAGAATACGGGAGCCGATCCCGCACCGCCTCAAAAATATCCTCATCTTTTCCTTTCACGATGAATTCACGGATAAAACGTACCATTGTTTATTTTCATTCTCATCAAATTGTTAACTCTTTTTTTTGTAACCATCTCGTCCGATTTCATTCATTCAGCATGAAATATTTTTTCTGAGACAAAAAACAAATGGAACGGTGCTGCCGACCTCACAAGGATTATCAACTGCAATCGTACGCGGTCGTGCACGAACTACCTTCGTACCAGATGCTCACGAAACAACCACCATCACAACAGTATATATTTTGCCCACAAACAACGAAACCCAAAAAGAAATAAGTACATCTATCGATAAACGGCTCGATACATCATTTTGTCAAATGATGTAAATCAGAAAACGACTTTCATCTTGAGTGGGGTGGTCGCGATGGATGATGGTTTATGCGGTCGCTTGAATAGATTATCCCACATGGTACGTCTTGGGATGCTGTCGTAATAAATGGCGTACGGTGAACGATATTTGGATGGGATGGTCTTGAATGCGAGATTTTCAATGAGTAGCAGCCAGCGGTCGAGATTGATCCTGGCGAAGGGATAGAATGATATTCTGTAATGTGCTCGCCCGCTCTCAATTTGAAAGTATAGACGCCGTCCCCCAACCAGTAGCAGGTGGATTTATCTTCTAACAATATGGTATTGCCGATGAATTTCTTCTGATCATGGATGGCCCTGTCCTCATAATCATCATTCTTGCCGATCCATGCCTCTGTGAATGGAATGATTTTTTCTTTATTCTCCCTCATGGATAGGATCCGACATTTCTGTCCCGATAGAATTGTAGCGCGGATATTGATAGACAATGGTAAATGTTTTACCTCGCTGTATCTGTTTCTTGCGTGCATCCATTTATTGTTGGGAAAATAATATACATCAATTATGATTGATTGATTGGAATATCATAAATTGAAATTACACACATACCTCATCATAATAAAAAAGAAATCAATGTCCGAGTGTGCGATATGTGTGCGGACCGTCGATCCGGAGAAGAATCCGATGATCGGATGCCAACAATGTCATCGCACCGCATGCCGAGAATGTACCGAGACCTATTTATTATCATCGAGACGCCCGGACTGTATGTGCTGCCATGAACCATGGGATCTGATCTTTGTGCACCAGCATCTGTCGCCAGGATTCTTGGAGGCGTGGAAATCGCGGTGGCAGGACTACCTCATGCGACGCGAGCAACTGCTCCACAAAGAAACGATGCCTTATGTACAACAGCGCATCCGACAGAAACATTTGGAATCCGCGATGGAACAAAAACGATCTGAACTGCGGGCGCTAGAGGATGAATATCGACAAGTACAAGAACAGATTGTACCGCCGTCTCATCGATTCCACATGTCGTGCCCGAAAGATGGATGTTATGGATTCCTGGACAACAATCAATGCCTCCTCTGTTCTGCCATGGTCTGTCTCGAATGTGGGCGGATGGACAATCAGGGAGAGGATCATCGTTGTCGTGAAGAGGATCTCCTGGCGCGAAAAGAGATTGATCGCACAACTCGATCCTGCCCAGGCTGCCGATCCCCAATCTACCGCGTCTCGGGGTGTTATCAGATGTGGTGCACCTATTGTCATACCGTCTTCGATTGGGAGTCCGGCAAAGCGATCGTCCACGAGATCATCCATAATCCTCATTATATCGAACAGGTTCAGAATACCAGTATCCTTTCCTGTCGCAAACATATCCAGCAAATGTCGTCCGCGCAAGAAAAACAGAAATGGCTCGATTTCTTGAACCGATTGGAATGGATCCAGAACCAGGAGATCCCTCGATTGCTCGCGTGCCGTTCCACCGACATATTCCGCGAACTCCGGATCCGTCTCATCATGGGCGACATCTCGGAGATCCAGTATAGAGAACGCATCTATGCGGAGGACAGGATGCAGACCTTGAATACCTATCTCATGAATATGTGGAACCTGTTCCTGAAAGACGGGCGTATCCTCCTCCACGATCTGATGGAAAAGATGGAAGACGGACTCCTGCTCCTCTACCGTCTGTTCATCCTTGTCGAACAGACGAATCACCGGATCGCCCAGATCAATGAAACCTTTGAATGTCGTATCGATCGGATATTCTGAATTTTATTCGAGAGAATAAAATGATCTACCTGAACAATTTCATACCCGTCCGGGTCTATCATTCGTCGGAACTGGATCGTTACCGGCTGGAAGCGCCTCTCGCGGATCAGGATACGATCCAGTGGAACGAGGATTTCCTGGCGAATAAACTCCCGCGTTCCTATCGGTTGGAGAAGACCATCTGGGTGCTGAATCCACGGATCTTCCCGCCCGTACCGTTGAGCACCTCCATGTTCATTGTCTATCAGAACGATATCCCCCCCTACAACACACTGCATCTCGCGTGGATCGCGTTCCCCATCATGACCAATGTCATGACCACCCTGGGCAATTTCTGTTTCATCTCGTTCACCACATCTCTGCACAACACCCTGCCGATGTTCGTCTGCAACGAGGACGTCAGCTGCCGGATCACCCTCGATCAGGACATGATCGCCCATTATTTCCGGACGACGCCTTTCCAGGACAAGGCGCTGAATCGTGATAATTTTGTGCTCTATGTGTTTTCAAGACCCTACCTATTCTGGAAGGGCACCACCGAATGCCTGTGCACACCCTCGGACGATCCGAGGGATTTTGCGATGCTCGTGGATTGTCAGAGAATGGTCTATCCGCAGATCCGGAACAAGACGAGTTATACGGGCAATTCCGCCGTCCCCCTCTCGCGGATCCGCGACCAGCTCTTCCCTCAGGACAAAGCGCGTTTCACCATTCCTATCCTATGTCTGGTCACGTCGTGCGCGCTCGTCGTGGCGGTGTGCGTCTGGATCTACCGCCAGAAATCAGCAGGGCATCAGGACGCGCCAGGCAAACCGGTTGTCGCCGCACCGAACAATCCCGGCCTTCATGTCCCACTTGCGAATCCTCCCGCGCAGAAACTCCTGGGCCGATGAGGCATCCTCAAAAACCTCGGGGTGCACCACCGCGTCCATGATGCAATAGCATTGCATGTCGTACGTCGCCATCGGCGCGATCGTCTTGTACTTCCGGACGGCCTCGTCCGCGCTGGAGGCCTCGATCACGCCGTCAAATTCTTCGGCACCCATCGGTTCCTGCAGAAACAGTGCATAGCATTAGAGAGGAGTTCTGTACATCCGCCGCGCGGTCATGCGATGAAGTCATTTTTGCGGTCAGTGAGTGAATGAGATCGCAAATCAATCAATTACTAAAAAATATTTCTGATGGATTTCATCCTGAACATCCATTTGCTCGGTACACCTGCAACAATTCTTTTTGGAGTTCGATGCAGGCATCTTTCTGTACCAGAATATCGTGATAATGCTGCCTTTCTTTATCCAGCATTTCTCTCAGATGTTTTCCTTCCATCTGTTTCTCCAATTGTATCGTTTCCATCTTGTGCTGGATCTCTTTGAGTCGGCCGGCATAATGTTTTCCGATGTTTTTGTAGATATGATGGATGGTGCTGTTGACTATTCTTTCATTCAATCCAATGATTTCCGTGTATCTGGGATGATCGATGATGTATCCTTCCATTGCATTCTTCAAGTCACATTCCGCCTGTGATAGATAGAATGGATCCACAATGACGTGCCATTTCAACTGGATGTGCTTCCCAAACGTTTTTACGTGCTTTTCCAACCTCGATTTGAGGTTTTTCGTGTAGCCGTATTTGAATAGGGGGGTGGTATCGGCTAATTGATTCGGGATCGTGGATCTCATGTCTCCGGCCGTTCCAAGATAAAACAGATAGACACATGGAAAATCATCCACAGAACAGTCCAGGACGTTTTTCAAAGTCCTGATATCGACACCCATGAGATCCGCACCGAGCGCCTCTTTCTGATCCTCCGCCCCCATCTGATGAACGAAAAGAATGTTGATGGCCCATTTCTGGAATTGATCGGCGATCGGATGACGGCGGGAGAATAAAAGCTTGATGAGACCGTGGTAGGTCAGGAACAATATCTTATGATCCTGACTTTTATCCTGAGGAAAGTCGAGAATCTCAACTTTCTTTTGGATAAATGTTTTGTAATGGATATCTTGTCTAAAATGACATTCCTCTTTATAAAGAATACCTCGTACATTTTGTAATGCGAGCATATTTTCCACATCTCTCGCCCTGAACCAGATTTTGTCGACGTGTCGTTCTCCACGGACCTGAATGTCGTACACCTCATTTTTCTCATCCCTGAATTTTTCACCATCCGTCAATTCGAGGAGAGGGGGTGCAGTCTCAATGTCCAATTCTTTATTGTTGGTACCGAACGTAGGTACATTCTCTTCGACCCAAGCCTTATCGATATAGAGTTTGCGCTTTTTCACCTGTGCGGGATCGACAATGGTGTACCCCGTTTTCTTACTATATGAACACCACATGTATTTGTCCTCTGGGATGTTTTTTTTCTCAATGATCCTACCAATTCCAACCGAACAACCGGCAAAATATGCGGGAATCTGCTCCTTGATATAGGTGGCTTCATAGACAGGACGCCCATGGATTTCAATCGACGACATGTTGTGTTTTCATGCTATTGTTCCAATCATGGATATCATTTTTACACCGTCCGACATTGAAAATCAATCTAAGAGAGTAAGATCCGATCATTTATCTATCGGAGAAAAATTGGTTGAGCGCGCGATCCGCGGACTCCAGCGCGCCCTCGGTCCATCCCTGATTCCGCGACAATCCCTCCCCGCACAGGAACAGGTGCGGGATCGGGTGCTGCGCGTACCGCAGGAATTCGTTCCGGTTCTTCCAGTAGTGTCCGTCGAGCGGTCGGAAAAAATGTGTGCCGCACGGGTGATAATAGAGGATCGGTTTCTGCCACCGGATGCCCTCCGTCCATTGCCGGAACCATTGCGGATCATGCCCGTGACGGTGGACCATGTCCGCGTGCGCATTGTCGCAGTAGGCAATCATGTAGACATCGTCCTTGTACGGTAGGATCTTCTGGAGAGGATTGTCGTCGGGTAGGTATGTGGTAACAGGGTATGTCGTACGGGCTCTGTCCCGATCCGCACGAACCGGCGAGGCGTAGGCGCGGAGGAACGACTGGCAGGCCACGCCGTCCATGACCGCCGACCATTCCGGCGAGGATGGGATGGGCAGGACGGCCCAGGACGGGCGCGGCGCCGTCCAGAACAGATCGTCCACGCGCCACCGGTGATTGAGGACGAATCCATCCTCCTCGACACGATCGACAGATTCGATGCGGGTGGAACGATGGAGGTGGAACGTCGAATATTTATGACACTCGTACGCCATGGCCCGCGAGAGCGCATCCCAATCGATCCCGTACAATACCTGATCGGGCGTATTATCCTCGAATCCAAAATCGAGGAGGGTATCGCACGGGTCGGCCTCCTCGTAATCCGTCGCGCCCACCGTCTCTCGGAAACGACGGTACCCGTCCTCTCCCAACAATCGCCGCATGTTCGCGGCAAACGTCTCTCGTCGATCCACCTTTGTCTCGACATCCCGGAGGATTTTCAGGATCGGCATCGGCTCATCCGCGCCATCATACTGGATCTTCGTGACAAATCGATGGAGCGGGATGCGGAGGGAGGTCGCCAGCCGGCGCAACCGTTCATCCCGTTCACGGACGATCCCGGCTCCGGTCACCACATCCACACCGTTGTATTTTCCCATCCTGGTCCTGCCCCCCACGCGTGCGTCCGCCTCGAAAAGATGGATCTCCGTATTCTCTGTCGAATGCCGTAGGATCTGGAGCGCGATGTACAGACCGCACGGTCCGGCGCCGACAATCCCGATGGTCAACATATTGTTAGTTTATCTTTCCATGATAGAAAGTTTTTATCATAATCAGATTGTGATTCCGTGCACAGACGCCTCCTCCCAGATCATGGCGGCCAGGACGCGGTACCCCTCGTCGGTCGGATGGACACCGTCCGGGCCGATCATCGCGAGGGTGATGTTGTTCCGGGGATCGACGAAATGACAGTTCTCCGAGCAGAGAGAGTGCATACGAATCGAGGCCTCATCCGCGGCCGTTTCAAGGCCCGGTAGGTGATAGAATCCAAGGTAAAAAACATGACCGATCCCGTCATGGCGGATCGTGTCCAGGAGCGAGGTGGCGATTGCGATCGAGGCATTGATGGTGGTCTGGCACGCTGTGTTCCACGCCTCGCAATCGTGGCGATGGCTCATGATATCGTTCCCGCCGCCGTCCATGATGATGGACGTGATGGTATCCCGCTGGGCCACATCCTGGTACTGGTGCGGGATGCTCTCGACCCATCCTTCTGCCAGGGAGGCGCCGACGCGCGCATGATTCTCGATCGCATGCCCGGCCCGCGACTCGAGCCACCGCGATAACGGGCTCGGCTGCCCGCTCCAGAACAATGGCCCGCTCCAGAACATCGAATCACCGATAATGACCGTCCGCACCGCGGCACTCCTCGTCAGGAGGAGCAACGAGAGTACTATCGTCCAGATCCTCATTTCTTTCTCTTACGACGGAAAGAAAAACTACTAGCATATTATCGCCAATACATTCAATTGTGGGACATTGATGATGATATCTACTCTACCACAACGGCGCCGAGGGGCTGGAACGACTCTAGGTTCAGGATCAGCCCGTCCGTCCGGACCATCCACGCGCACTGTGTGTCGGGATCGGGATGATCGACATAGAAGACATCATACATCGTCCCGTCCGGGAGACGGTACCGATGCGCGTCCGTGATGGTATAGAGGAGACCGATCATCGGCATCAATTCCTGAGTAAAACCGTACGAAGAGCAATTCCGGATCAGTCCGACTTCGATCGGCACATCGAGGATCTCGCGGACGCGGAACCGCAGATCCGATGGGAACGGCGTCCGGGCGACGGCCACGACCGGCTCGTAGAATAGCGAGGAGGCCGGCTCGAAAGGCAAAGAAACGGTGCACGACTCGAAAACACGATCCCATCGATCATCGTTGACCGAGAGGCGCGGTACCGGGACGACATGCTTGTACCAAATCGGTGATCGACCCATGATCTGTATGTGCAAAAAACAAATTTGTCAGTTCATCGATCGTTAGATAATCGTTCAGAGGTAACAAAATCAGTTTTGGTCTGGTGGATTTTGGATGTAAAAAACAATTTTCATGTCCATCAAAATAGGAAAAGAATGGAAGAGATCCGATTCATAGATACGATGGATGGTTCCATCGTCGACCCGGTCAAGATCGACGAGGAGATCTGTGCTCGATTCCAGCGCCCCTGTCCGCAAGATACTTTCTCATACTATTACGAGGTCATTGTCCGCATCGGTCGGACAGTATGCGAGGACGAGCAGTTTGATCAGGCACGATTCGACGATATCACTCGCACCCTCGAGACAAGGACAAAAGACAATATCCTGCATTTTATCCGAGGAAAATATAATTTTCGATGCAATAATAATAAATGACTTTGCCGTTGCGTGAACAAGTGGACAAAATCCTCCGTTCCATCCATAACGGTATGGATGTGAACACTCCTATAGATCCTCAAAACAACACTCTTTTCATGATTGCGTGCGCCATGGGGTACATCGATGTCGTGCGATCCCTATTGCATCAAGAACGTCTCAGCATGGATCTCACCAATCGCGAGGGGAACAACGCGCTGATCATGGCGGTCCAAAATCGGCACGCAGACATTATCGAATTGTTGCTGCGTTACCGATCTATCGACATCAATCATGTCAATCAGGATGGTGTCACCGCCCTGATGTTTGCCTGTTTGTTCGGCCCGTTGGAGATTGTCAAGATGTTGGTGCAGAACGGCGCGGATGTACACCATACGGATCGTTATGGATTCACACCGTTACTGCTGGCGATCGCCTCGGATCAACGATCGATCATTGGATTCTTGCTCCAAAAAGGGGCAGATATCAATCAACGGAATGTGCACAACGGGTACACACCTTTATTATGGGTCTGTACCAATCCTAATAGCCCCCCCGATATGGTGAACTATTTGCTGAAAAACGGTGCGAATGTGGATGCCATGAATCGGAATGGCGAGACGGCTCTCCTTCTCGCGGCCGCGATGGGCAATGACAAAAAGGTAAAGATCCTTCTGGAATATGATCCGGATGTGAATGGCAGAGATATTCGTGGCAACACGGCATTATCACTGGCGAGTCAGTACGGGCATGCCGATGTCGTGCGACGATTGCTGAGTCATCCCAGGATCCGCCCGGATCTTCGGAATGATGGGAATCGGACGGCGCAACAACTCGGTTCCTCGTGGAAATCCGTGAACCGCCAGTTCGAAGCGTTCCATCGGCGGAAACTTCTTCAGAACGAACGGCGACAGGACGATCGCAGGCGAGTCGAGGGACCTTCTCCCCCCCGCGGATCGCAGATCCGGGAAGATATTATCGGACTGAATGATGAGGTCTTTCAAAAATTGATGCAGATGTTCCCAGGCTGAAATTTTTTTTTTTTTTAGGAATCAAAAAAAAACACAGGAATAAACATGGGGAATAAAGCCTCTTCATCCTCCAAGATGACCAACACCCAGCAGGCTTATGTCTCTGCGGTCCAGAATACCACCAATAACAGCATCGCCGCCGCGTACAATTCGACAGTGATCTCCGTCCGCGATGTGTCGGGAGACGTGAATCTGGGAAACATCGATGTCAATCAGGTGGCGAGTGCGACGGCCACCGCCCAGTTCTCCAACACCAATGATTCGAGCATCCTTCAGAAAGTATCCGCGAGTCTCGACAATCAGGCGGAATCGCTGGTGAAAGGGATCGGTCTGGGCAATTCGAGCCGATCGACCGCCGTCGTCAATAATTACATCAACAGCACAATGGAACTGTCGCAGCAGATTACAAACAATTGTTCGGCAAACGCCACCAATGTGTTTGCGATCGATGTCCAGAAGGTCGGCGGGAATGTCAATGTCAAGGATATCACGGTCACGCAGGGCGCGGACGCGATGCTCCAGTGCATGGCGCAGAACGAACAAAAGATTGCCGCGACACAGGAGAATACGGCGGAGATCACCCAGAAGACCAAATCGTCCTCCACCGGCATTACCGGACTCGGATTCGGAATGATTATGATCGTGTTTATCGTTTTGGCGGTACTATTCCTTGGTGGTATCGGCGCAGTAGGCAAAATGGTCTTTGGAAAACTGACAGATCCCAAATTAATCGGTATCGTCGTTGGCGCATCCATCCTCATGTCGGGCGTCGGGACGTTGATCAAATACACTCAGATACAAGTCACCTACGAACCAGGCGACTGCTCCGCGGTGCAGACCGAACTGGATAAAATGACCAAGATCAAAGAGGCGCGACAGGGCAAATCCGTCGTGATCAAGCCATTCTTCTTCACCTGCGGGATCTACGGCAAGGGCACTAATTGTGAACGATTGTTCGATCCGCCGAAGATCAGCGGCGCATTCACGCCCACGCCCAGACCGGCCATTAACATGAATGCCACGGGAGGGGTCAACGCCTGCACGTTCGCGATCCACGACCTCACGCAGACCACATTCACTGATGTCAGCGATGCGTACACGGCGTTCCGGTACACGGACGATTGCAAGGCATTGGACGTGCTGTACTCGCTCGACGGACGGATACAGTACGTTTTCTACAAGAGCGTATCGCCCATGTGCTACCATGCCCTGTATGCGGATCTGAACCAGAACATCGCGCTCTGGGATGGCAAGACGGATTGGACGACCATCCAGAGAAACCCGCTTTTCCCGCCGATGACGTGCACCGTCCTTCCCGTCATCGAGGGCGCGCCGAATAACACCGACACGCTGAACCGTCCCTTCTATATCCGCATCTCGAGGAACGGGTACGTCTATTATTTCAAGGACAACGCGTGGATGCAGGTGAACCCGACCAATTTCTGGACGGCCACCGGCAAGACGGCACCGCCCCTCACCAACATCCTCGTGTACAGGGGATCGCCGGACAAGACACCGGATCTTCTCAGTCCCGATAAGAATCCACGGGTCGTCCCGAACCAGTCGGTCGCATACATCGACATCAATGCCGTCGCCAATGGATCGTATTTCGATCTCTACTGGAAAGATCTCGCGAGTTATACCGCGACAGATGCCATGCAGGGATTCACCAAGATCGGCACCATCGACTGCTCGGTCATGAGCAATGACAAGGTTGTCCCTTACGGACCCAACCCCCTCCTCCAGTTCATGAACCGCACATGGGTCAAATTCAACGAGATCGATGATGCCATCATGACCGACGAGGAAAAAGCGACGTTCACGTCGGAATTCGATCATCCCTCACAGGCAGCGTATTACAAGGCTCTCCAGGATAAATTGACAGAATGTAACAACGCGAACATACCCAAAGACAATGAACACAAAAAAAATGTAACCATTAAAAAAACCATCCTTATCATCGGCGTCGTCCTGATCTTGGTCGGTGTTATCATATGTGGTATCGCAGCGATCATGTCCCGTTCGCCCCCCCCACCGGCTCAAAAACCTGCCTCTGGTGTAGGATCGGATGGACTGTCGACAATAAATTCAGCCAAATCTCCTCTGTAGACTCCGACACATGGAAATCCGCTCCAAACGACGAGAATCTTCAATACAACGTTGATCAAAAAGGACTATTGATGTTACGTAAAAAAAAATATCCACCTGTCTCATGATGGTGGAGGGACTGATTGCACGGATGCTGCCGAATTCTTCCGGAAATAAAAATATCCACCGCCTCCGAAAAGAAGCAGTAAAAGGAGCACAATGCCGATGATGATGCCGATCTTTTTCGAGGAGGAAGATGGCGCAGAACCGCCGGGAGAACTCGTCGTTGTCGAGAGAATAGACGATACGGGTAATGGAGCGACCGGAGTAGACAAGAATGCTGATGGCGCGGACGACGCGGATGGATTCCGTGATGATGTTGAGGAGGTGGCGGTCGATGGCGCGGACGACGCGGATGGATTCCGTGATGATGTTGAGGAAATGGCGACCGATGGAGCGATCGATGTGGATGGACTCCGTGATGATGTCGAGGCGGTGGCGGCCGATGGCGCGAACGATGTGGATGGATTCCGGGTGGTTGTCGAGGCGACCGTCGGTGTCGGGATTGGGACGTACGGCGCGCACTGGTTATCGAACGATATGTTCTTGATGCCGACATTCCCCTGTACCTTGTAGATGTCCACGATATTCTGGCAGACCGTCTGGGGGCACGATGGGTTCAGGAGATTCTGGGGGATGAAATACTTGCTCTCGTTCGCGGCCTGGCATGGAGCGAACCAGCATCCCGCATTCCCTGTCAGGTCCACGACGGACTGATTGGACTGGAGGAACGGTGTCATGTTCCGCATCAGGCACTGGCATTCCATGGGACAAAAACCATTGAGTTTGGCCGAGGTGCAGAGGTAATTGCACTTGTCGCTCATAGCGGCATCGAGGATCGTCTTGGTGCGCTGGGAGTTGGCGGGCTGCTGTTTCTCGCGCAGGCCGGTGCTCGTCATGCAGTACCGGTTGACATCGCACTGCCCCGACTCGATGTTGTTGTAATTGCAGTACGTCGAGGTCATGAAAAGACACCTCCGTGTTGTCGTAGAGGGATCCGTCGAGAAATAATTCAATTGCGCGGGACAGTAGGTCTCGTCGTCAAGGATCTCGACGGTGCTGATCTTGGGCAGGATGAGATTATAGTATACGTTCTCGTTCCAGTTCCTGTACGCCTCGGGGAGACCATACTCAGCCTGTTTTGTCATAAAATTCTGCTTAAACGCCATGAGCGCCTTGAAATTATTATTCCCAAGATTGATGAGATTGTCTGCGAGATTGAGATAACCGGCATAGACCGCCTGCGATGAGGTCACGAAATCTTCCGGCCAATCGGTCGTATCGATCTGACGAACGAAAGAGATGTTGGTGATGGATCCATTCGGATTGGATGTTTCGCTGAGACTGAGACTTAACTGCCAGGCGTCTTTATTCGGAAAGACAACTTTTTGTGTACTATTGATATCCAAAAAAACCGGTGGTGCGTTTGTGGACAATTGATTCACAATCGACCAGGCCGAGAGACCGTACGAGGCGGCTTTTGGTGGGCTTCTATCGGTCTTGGAAATGTCATTCACCTGGTTATAGGGAGTTGTCGGTGTCATAATAAAGAATATCAGTACGGTCGAGAGATCTTGCGATGGTTGGAATGTTGTGAGTATATCCGACGATAATGGAAAGGTGTAAAAAATGTACATCCTCATCATTTCCAGACTGATGTCATTGTATTTCTTGGGAAAAACTCGATACTGTTTGTAGTCTTTATCATTCACTATAAAACGAATATCAAAGAATTGATCATTCGTAAATCCCTGATCCGTGATGAAATATTTTTTGATATTGTCGTACACGGTATCGATCGTAGAGGCAACAAGTTTTGTAAGATCGAGTGTGATCCGGTAGAGTTTGTTGGTATCCTCGTGATTATCCCGATTCACACGCTTCCATCCCTTGATCAAGCCGGCGGGGCCAAGATTATTCAAGCGATTGATATCAAAAATAGCACATCTCCTCGCGGTACCGCGAGGACAATTGGCATTCCCCGATGTAGTGGCACAACGACAATCGCTCGATTCGATCGAATAATACTCGTTGCGACAATAATAATCGTACTGACGGCAGTTCGTCTCGCCCGTCTCGGTTACCAAAACCGTATCCATATTGTCCTGGCACGCGGCATCCGTCTTATATCGATCGACCGAGGCGATCGATTTCGAGCATGTCGGGCCGGAGCACGTCGTCGTGCCTCGGCAATCGAAGCCGTCGCGCGGGATCGTGTAGCAGATCGAGTCCGAATTCTCGAGACGTTTGTCACTGCTGTTGCATCGTTTTCTGACCGGTCTCTTAATATGACCACAATCTTGTTCATAACAAGTCCTGCCGACACGATTATATTTTTTGTCCGTTGGGCACGAGAGCGTCAGATCTCTTGTCACAGCGATCCACGTACCTATAGACGTTTTTTTACTCCCAGAACATGTTTCGGCGGCATACACCGGATTTCTCAGACTATCACACGGACGATCACTAGTCGCCTCGCGATTATTACAATCTTTCCAGCAGGATGTACCATCATTGCGCAAAGAATCATCATCACAGGTGGTACCGGGGACATCTCCGGTGGGTCGTTCGTATGTACAATAGCCCGAGACGCACGATGAACCGGATGGACAATCGCGCGTCGCGATGCCCGCACTTGTCACGTTCCATCCGCCGGCAAGGTACTGCTGATCGTAGCATCGCCCCGCGTATTCCTGGAACCCACCACGGCATTCCAGAGTAGGACAGGCACGATCCGACCGCGAATCCCAATAACTCTCCCAGTGCGCATCCGTATCCTCGGGAGAGACGAGGTAGAAGACAACCTCCGTATAGAGAGGTCCGAGTGTCGATACGGACGGTGGAACAGTCGTTGTGGACGGTGGAACACTCGTTGTGGTGGATGGCCATAAAGTCGTCGTGACGGATGGCGGAACACTCGTCGTGGCTATGATTGGATTGCTACAATAACAGTTCAGAGCCGTATTGGCCGTGGAATCACACGAGATTTGTTGATTATTGTCAACGCGGGAGGCGCTGACACAATTGGCGTACGTCTGCCCCCAATTCCCCGTCTGGTTCAGACAAAAATTGGTACAACTGACGGTGCCATTGTTCCCGGATTTTAATATAGAAGTCATGTTTTATTCGATAAAAAATATTATTTCATCCAATTTTTTATATGTAACAAAAAATGACCTTCTCTATCGATTTATATTATTACGCCACGTCGACACCCCAATCCTCGGCCTTGGCATGTCCGGACTGGAATGCACAGAAAGGAGCGCCCGTGACCGCGATACAGCAGGTGCCCTACGTCTCCACCATCTGGAAAGTCACCTACCAGATCCAGGAATTGACCTATTATGTCGTGAATTGGTTCCTGACCCGGTACACCAGTACGAGCCAACTCAGCAGTCTGATCAGCGCGGTCACGCAGGCAACCAGTGCCAATCCATCCGTCTACATCCCCTCCTACCGTGATCTCAACATCGACACGCTCAATTCCCTGCGGTACCAATTCTGTTTCGCGCCCGAGCCGTTGAACGAGCAGTACTGTCCCGAGATCCCGAAATACAATTCGACCTCTGAGAATGTAAAATGTTCCCGGGTCGTCAGCACGAACCAGCAGTACAACAATTCGATGGATACCACTAATAAAATCCGGTGCTCCCAGCTGTACACCGAACTGACGGATCCCAAGAGCGATCGGTACGCGGACGCCTCTGCCATGTTTCGACAGTACTGTGTACAGTACCCTGAATCGTACGATTGTCAGTGTTTTGCGCGTGCCGGGGATAACCTCTACCAGCAGACCAAGGACGCGCTGGGCGGCGCGGCGGTGAACGATGTGTGCTGGTACAAACCCTGTTCTTTCCAGACCAACATCTTTGTCCCGTCCGAATTATTGAACGCACCCGCCGGTTGTCCGTCCGCCTGCGCCAACGTCATCATCGCGGCCGATGTGAAAGGCAAAGTGGACATCAATAATGTGTCCATGAACAATACCTGCTTCCAGGCGGCCAAGATCGAGACGATCTCCAGTCCGACCACCATTGCGCCGAATAATACCGTCCTCTCCACAATCCCGCCGTTTCGTCCGGATGCATCCTCATCCTTGTCAACGTCGAATCCGTCCGTGTCTACGACCATAACAACGACGACGAGTCTACCGCCAGTCAACGAAAAAAAACGAATCACAACAGAAATGATCATCGGTATTGTCGTCGGCGGAGTATTGTTCTCGCTGATGGTGGGATGGATCGTACGACAACGCACCATGCCGATCACACCATCACCATCACCATCTCCGACTTGAATCATTACCGCTGTACCCATTGATGTAATTGTTGCTGTACCTCGGGTGTAGGGCGTTTCGCATAATCATTGAATTTATCGCGCGTCGCTTTCAAAATCTCGGGGCGATAGAGGTCGGATGAGATACCACGAAGTCTCAAATTTTTCTTCATTTTATGGGCAATATTTCTTTTTAGGCGCCACAGTATTGTCATCGTCTCGGTGGTATAATTACCATTCCAGACTTGTCGTTCTTCCCTTTTAATCAGGGTTTCAATCTGTTCTTGGATCGCATACAATCGTTCCATCATTGTTTCCAAATCAGCATCCATGAATTTCATCTTCTTCAATCGGAATCGTTCAAAGATATTTTCCAGATTGAGCAACATGAGGTCATCGATCGGATTCGATGGGAAATGGATGGATTTATAACAATCCGTCGTTCGATCGGGTTGGAGACATGCCACATCGATCGACCATGTCCGAGCATCCTGCTGATGAATGGACATGAATGTACCCTCGTGATCTTTCTGGTTGACTACTATCCAAAAAATAGAATCAGGCCGTACATCAGCGGGCACAGATAGATAATCCCTGACCTGTCCTCGCCAATCGATATCGTGTCGAGTAAAATACCTACGAATATTTGCGAATGTGAGAGGCTGATTGAGAGTAATGAGGAAATAGCGAGCCATATTCTGGGCATCGATCAGGATCACCAGATCGTGTTCCAGTGCTTCTCGTATCATGGTTTTCCACGGTTCGAAATGTTCAGTATTTAATTCATGTACTAATTGTCGCCAGTTCCACATTTTGCGTTCCGATTTCAGTCGTTGTAATGATTGTTGTGATGTCGTATCACGATGGATGAAACGGGTCACGGGCAAAAAATCCTGGTCCTGAGGAACAAATGAAGAAGGCCTGAGTACATGCGCCTGTTGTGCGATCCGATTCATTTCGGCCGACAATGGAGGAGGAGTCGTTTGCTGTGTTTGTACTTGTGTTTGTTGCCGTGGTCGTTGTGATCGATGTGCTTGTGCTCGTTCCCGTGATTGCGGTATTTGGCTCGCTTGTCTCGGAGATTCCTCTAAAAATTCCAACCATTCCTGGATACTCCTGGTTTGTTGTGTCGGACTCGAATGTGAATGTTCGGATCGCTGTCGAATCTTTCTTTTGAGTTTCTTGATCCGTGCAGGAACATTGGGTAATGTAGATTTTACATCGATGAAATCAAATAATTTATCCATAATATCCCAATCGAGTACAATGATGTTACTATGTTGTGCAAGATGATGGATCAATGACTTGTCCTCTTCGCCCATATAATTCGACCACATCTCATTCAATACCAGTATCGCATGAATATTACATTGTATGAACCAGCCTTTATCCTCGTGTGTCATTAAGAGTGTAATATCATTGTCTACAATCACATAGATATTGAACCATTTCTGTAGAAAATCTTGGCATTGTGCCCATAATTCTCGTTCTTCATTGGTTTCGTCGTCTCTGCGGATAAAATAGTCTGATCGGATGGTATTGATAGCCCGACTCAGATTTTCCAGAATGACTGGCGAGTAAAGAGGCGATAAAGATTCTGGTGGCAATTGCGTCAATTCGTATCCTTTGACCAGCATCTCCATATAGTCTGTGATAATTTTTTGTTGAGGTGATTCCATATGAAGAATATATCGTAAAAGTTTCTCCAATATCATAAATAAGGTATCAGGGTTTCCTGCTATTTGTCCAATGATGGTGGCACAATCGATATATATATTTTCAGTAGATCGAATCATATTGTTCGATTTCACAAGCATGTTATATATTTTTTGAAACAATGCTTTCGATGCTGCCACGATGCTATCATATTTTTTTTTATACTCTGCATCCGATTTTAATTTTTCCGGATCGATCTCGATTTTCCACCTATAGATATCACCCAATATGTATAATATTTGATACAGTTTCACAAAAATAGTTCTTAGATTGTCATCGCCCGGAGATGACTTACTATTCCGTAAACTCTGCCGGATCGTATCTAAAAACTGTGCCTTCATTTTAGGCAAATATTTTGTATTGAGATTATCCTTGGATTTGGCCAGATCACGGAACGCATCAAACATATTCTCTTTCTGCCCGTCTGTGAAAAGATGGACGATATGCTCAAGACCTTTTTTTAAGTCATGTTCTTTCACTGTAGGAATTTGTTCCATACAATCTTTTATCAATATTTTGGACAATTTCATATTTTACAAAAAGGTCATAAAAAAAAAATAAAAAATAAACATGAGTTGCGAACAGGAACTCAATTCGACCAGCCGGATGTGCGTCTTCATCCCCGAGATCCAGGATCTCGCCGCGGAGACCATGTCCTGTCCGGACGGGTACCGTCGGTTCGACGACAAGAGCGTAATCCCGTCCGCGCCGATCTGCATCCAGACACCCATCCCGGATAATTATACATGCCAGAATCCGCTGCGGTGCCTGCGCCCGCGCATTCTACCGACACCGACACCGACCGCCGTCGTGGAATCCTACCACCTCTTGCGGAACGCCTACTCTTATCCAGAAAAAAACATTGTGTAACAAAAAAAAGATTCCAACATGGAAAAAAAATATAATAAAGATAAGAAAATGTATTGCTGCGGGAAAGAACACGAACGCTGCCCGTACAAACGGCAGGTCACCACCATCAATCAGGTCCGCGACCAGTGTCTGCAATTCTGCTATTCCGATCCTCGATTCCTGCATTCGGATCGGGACATGTACTCCTCGCCTTGCGGGAAATTCTGCCAGAAACTTGTGGATCAGACCATCCTCAAGTACGGCTACTCGCCGTGCGAGAAAAAGATCCAGCCGGCCGTCCATTGGTACCGATGAAATGAATGAATGAATGAATGAATGAATGCGCGTTATCGCCACTGTATTCTATTCAATATGGCATAATATTGAATGTAATGGCCAACATAATGATTTATTTTACATGAAATGTCGGATCGGTAATATTATGGTATTGTCGATCCAGGCAGTACCCTCGATTCGCCCAGTCGAACAGTCCTATCAGTTGTGCCATGACATAGAACGAGAAAATCTTGATAAACAAGAGCGCAAACTCCTTCTGGGCTTCTCGGTATTTTGTGATCCCCCTGAAATACGCCACGAGGAATATCGGGATCGCCGTCATTCCCGCGATGATGATGGCCTCTAGAAAGAAAAGAGCAAGCCGGAGACGATCCGAACCGGCACGATCGAGTGTCTTCCACACGCGCGATCGGTCGGCGAGGTACGAAAATAGATTCACGGAGTGGATCTGGAATACAGACATGTACATCACATGGAGGAATAGACCGATATACAAGAAGGCACACAAAATCATAGAACCCAGTTCGACGTTGCCGACGTGTCCCAGATCCATGGTTGTCATGGCGCGCAGATCCACCAGGTACGGCAGCGAATAGGACAGGATGGATACCACAACAAGAATAGGAAGGACGTACCAATACTCTTCCCGGCGGAGAGAGAGGGCCAGCGAGACAACGAGGACGACCAGGATTACATTGCTGGTGTCGATGATGGCGCGGGGCAGGTGCTGTTGCGCCGCCAACCTCTCGCGGGTGTACGGATCATCCTCGCCCTCTCGACCGAAAAGAGTCTCCATCGAACCGAGTTCCGCGCAGACAATGACCACAATCGTAAACCCGCTCAAAAACAATGCGGACCTGATGCCATCGGCCACCGACACGCGCGCCCCCCGGTACACCACGAAAAATACATAACAGAGCACGGCCGTCAGCGCAAATACCGCCAGTTCCATCACAAACTGTTTCGGATACTGTCGGATAAAATTCACATACCGGCAGCGGATCGCCATAATCACGAGTCCCAGGACAAGGACGGCCTTCAACAGAAGCAGGTACCGATGATAGGTTCGTTTCAGATCGATGCGGTAGGCGATGTAGTTTCGTACCGCCGGATCGCGGATGGATCTAACCCTCCGGTCGTACTGCGCCGTCTGTTCCTTGCTCATCCGGGCACGGTACGGAGCGGTTGGAACATCGTGCAGAGAGGACCGGTAGCGTTCTTCATCCGAAAGACATCGGTGCATTTTATTGTTGGAGAATATTTTGATTTTTACGCATGATTCGAAGCGAACCAATCGCCCCGACAGGAACCATACTCGAGATAGATATGCCGCAGACCAAAAAATTGGCATAGACGTCCGACGATATGAGGTCGTCCATATTCATGATCGAGATCGAAGATCTTTGCACCAGGGGGAGAAAAGATGAGATTTGCGAGACAACTACCATGGCGAAAAATAATGGTCTTGTGAGTGGCAAACAGGATGATCTGTTGTCGTATGGGCAGATCTTCCAAAATTACCGGTATCGCCGGGATGGAGCGGATCGTTTCCGGATCCCATCGACGATTCGATTTCCGTTCAATGAGCAATATCTTATCCTGAAGATCCTCCTCAAGGAGATGGATATGATAGTACCGGAAAATAAATTCTCGGAATCGCACCAGGTACTCGCGGATCAGATCATCATGATACAGGGTTCGCGGGGTTTTTATCTGTCGATTAGGAAACATATACGTCTGATTCCATGGACTGCATTGATAGTCATGCTTATCTGTATACAAAAATGCATGGCGGAAACAATATGTGCGGTCGGCCGATGGGAATAACGGCGGTGAGGATGTGATCCAACCAAGGAGTTCGCGGTGAAATCCTCTATAATATCCTGATGTCCGATCAATCAATGGTTTATTCTGATTCGGAAAAAGACGGATCATACGGTTGCGGATCATGATGCGGATCGGAGAGAGATCCGGATATTCTGATCGAATTTTATCCATCGCCCAGAAAAGTGGGAAAATCCTCTCGAGTAGAGCGTGCGAGTAACACGAATCAATAGTCTCGATAATCAGGTAGGGTTCATCCAATACAATCGGACTTTTCTCGCTATTCAATGGCCGATCCGTCCATTCTCCATCGAAAACATTATCACATTTTTCCTGAATGTGAAACAACAGATTCTGATAATACAGATCCTGTATATACAGTACATTCCCGTCATTGATGTATTTCATAAATTTTTTATATTATGATCCCGTATACTATTAAATAAGAAATCATGGAGGATCAGTATGCATTGATAAAAGCCGCCATGTCTGGAAATCAGAAACTCGTCCGCCAATTGCTGGATCATGGCGTCGATGTGAATGCCCGAGATGAACTGGGCAATACCCCTCTGATGCTCGCCATCCTCTATGGAGAGAATGCTAAAGTTCTCCAGGACCTTCTGAACGCCAAGGATCTGGATACGACGGCGACGGACGCCTTTGGTAACACGATCCTGATGCTCGCCGTCCTTTCGGGCGCGGACAAGAATGTACTCCGACGTATACTATCGATCGGTACTGGCGATATCCGCACAAAAAATAAATTGGGGGGTTCCGCGCTGACGCTCGCGGTCGCGAAAAAAAATATCGACGCCGTCCGTCTCCTCGCCAAACATCCGGATATCGGTCCGGCACAGTTATCGGACGCCATTCGTGCACTCTACGACGGAAGACTCCACACATCCGAAGATCGTAAAAAAATACTCGAGATTTATAAAATCCTGAAAAAAACATCCACACGACAACAGGCGCAGATCGTCTCATCCCTCCTCACCCTCGCAGCGCGTACTCCGAACAAAAAAACAATCCCATCCAAAAACTGATTTTCCGGGAAGGTCCATCGGACGAATGTAAGCCGTGTATCACCTTACTGACTGATTATGATTATGCACAGACAGACACGCTATGAGCGGCGCGCTGATGATCCGGGGTCCGCAGGGATCGCATATCACAATCATGTACTCGCCGTCCTGGAAACGATCGGACAAGGCGGAGAAGATCCTCCGCGCGTTTGAGGGGCGCACGTTCACATTCCGGGATGCCGTTAGGGAGGATGGATCCATCTATTTCCATTCGTCGATCCTGTCCGCCTTCCGCACGGCGCTGACCGCCTGCGGCGAGATCGACCTTTCGCACGAACGCGGAGAGATGGATCGGTTCCACTGCAAGACGGACATCGATGCCAGGATCCTCCGCAACGCCCGGTTCACGATCCGGCTCCACGGCCGGCGACCATGGAGATGATGATTAGAACAGATAGCGGGTGATGACCTCGGTGACCACCTCGTTCCAGGCCTGTTCGGATCTCGTAAAGAGTCGTTGCGCCTGTCGTTCGTACGAAGGGGTGATGAGGAATACATTGTTGGTAGCGACCCATGTAAACACGAACGCGTTCCGGTTCGTATTCTCGTAAAATTCGGCGGGTTTCAGGAAATGATTGCTAGGGTGCTGGAGGACATCGATCAGTTGATCGAGTTTGATGAGCGGACTGAGGACCCGTTTCTCGGCGAGGATCTGGAACAGAGGATGGAGGGGTTTGCTGTCCGCGAACGAATGGAAATAATGATAGAGATACATCTTGATCAGGAACACGCCCTTGCCGTGGATGCACGAGGCGTGACTCGTCTCAAACAGTTCTTTCTGGAGCGTGGTGGCATCCGATCCGTTCCGCAGGTTCAACCACACGTCGGGATCCGGCGATTGCTCGATGATCTCGCGCAGCCGGACGAGGAGGCGTTCGCTGACCTCAAATCCCTCGGAGGCGACGCTCCGCGGCTGATCGTTCCAGATTAACCACCCGATCTCGGCCATCTGTTCCAGGATGGGGTAGTGCGAGGCCTTGAGGGGTTGGATCCGCGCTTGTTTTTCGAGACGGATCAATTCTTTTTTGAGTGATTTGTCCAGACCCGGATGATTCCACAACGCTTTTTTTTCTTTTTCCGTGTTCCAGATGCTCTCGCGGTTGTACGGATCGTTCGGATCGATGTTCTTGATGGACGACGAAATGAGGTACTGGACAAGGACATTGATGTCGTGACAGTACCCGGCGGACGTCCGGAAGAAACGCGGGGCGGGGATCTCCGCGATCGGATCGCCAAGAATGTCCGCATCGTTCTTGCAATCCCTCTCGCCGGACAAGAGCCGTCGAAGATCCGCAATCTTCATGGCATGACGACCCCGGATGTGTCTCGCCTGAGGCAATGCCAGCAGTTCTTTCTTGCTCATCGCGCCCAGATCCATCTCTTTTGCGCCACGTTTTTCTTTTTCCTTCACACCACCACGAGGTTTTTTCTTATTCCACCGTCCTGTGCGTTTGTTGCACTCGTACGCCGGATCGCGCGATTTGATATTCTTGGGATTGCAATCCGGCATTCTTTTTCTCATCATGACAAGAAAAAGAATTTGACAGAAATTGAATGCAGTGGCGATTACGAAAGTACCGAAATCGACTCCGGCATGTCCTTATATCATCTGGATATATCGATAATGATATAACAACTGGATACCAAGAATAGAAAATAATATAATGGATCGATACCTGGATCAGGAGGAATTGGAATTTGTCCGGCAGGCGGGATACAATGAGTACGGACTGAAACATACCCTCGAGGAATTGAAAACGATCGTGCCCGACGTGCTGACATTGGAAGAATTTGCGAAATACGCGGATGCCATCACCTACGCCAAGGTCCACAAGAACGAGGCCGCATTTTTTGCGCCTCAATTGCTTCCCATCCCGGAAGGGAAGACCGTCACCGTCACGGCCACCGGTCTGGGGAATCTTGCCTACATCGCGCTCAACATGAAAGATGTGGATACGAGGACGAAAGCCACTCTGCTCTTCCAGCAGATCATCTCCAATTATCATCCTCAATCGAAAACTTCGCACTCGTAGGACCATGAATGCGAGAGCGGAGGGGTCTTGGGAGTACAACCGTAGATCTTATGATCGACTGTAATCAGCACGGCATTTGTATTGTTTGTGAGCCGATCGATGTCGATCTCGATCGGTGAAGAAAACATCACGGCCACCAAGAAAGAAAACAGAATGCAGCGGACGATGTTCATGATTGTCATTACAAATCATGAATTCTTTTGAAAAATTCATTTTTTTTTTTTGAATCGATTACTGCACCGTCGCGGTATGCGCGATCGGTTGGAATATTTCCATCTCGTACCGGAAATAGCGGATATAATCGAGGGCTTCGAGGACGGGGAGCGGGTCGCGGACCGCATCGAACCCCGTCTTCTGCAACCGCTCCTTGAACCCGCGCCGGAAACGCTCTAGAAAATGACGGAAAACAGCCTGATGCGACTCCTCGAGACGGAACCAGTGCTCGACCTCTCGCTGGACCGCTGGGTTCACAAACTTTGTGTAGCGGTACACGTGACGATGGAAATGATCCATGGAATGGACGAAATGATCCAGGCGGTTCTGGAGATCCTCCACCACATCGCGGAACGGGAGATCGTACTCGCAGATCCTCTCGATGATCTCCCGGGGGAACGACGACCGTTCGCGCAGCACGTCCATCACCTCCTGGCGACGCTCCATCTCTCTGCGAACAACACATACAGCACACATCAGAATCCTACATTCTCATTCCTTATATCGCATACGATATAAAGATCAGTTTTATGGTCAATACTCAGAACAAACAGCGCGAGGAATACTCTTCCCAGTCTGGGTAGCGAGACAGAGAGCGTTCTTTTGCCCAGATGGCGGGAATCCATTCCACCCATACCTGGAAACACAGGATCAGGTAACTCCACGCGATCCCCGAGATCCCGCAGAAACTCAGGTAGATGAGCGCTTCTCCGAGATAATTCGGGTGTTTCAGGTACGAAAAAAACCCATCCGTGATGAGCCGCCGTCTCGATCGCAGGACATAATATTTCTGGATATCCGCTCCAAAATGCAAAAATATTCCCAGCATGTACATCATGAACCACAGCAGGAATTCATTCCCGCCCATCGTCGGAGTCGATCCGTCGGAGATCATCAGGATCGTCGGGGCGATCAGGTACTGGGCGAGGTAGATCGAACTCAGGACGCCCATCCGGAGCGTCAGCGGGGTGTGGAACCGCCGGTCGGGCGCGACATACTCTTTCAGGCACCACAGCACGCCGTAGGTCCCGTGCGCCGCGATGTAGAACCATGCCCTCAACGAATCATTCTGAGAGCAGTACCGCAGGATCCACAGGTACGGCAGGGTCGAGATCTTCCACAGATCGATCCAATGATTCAGTTGCATTTTTTTTGTGAAATGACAATCATGGCCTTAGATGACAATGTATAAAAATAATCATTTCTATATAAATCATGACAAAAACGCCTTCGAGATCGAAAACTCGGTATCATAAAAAAATAGCACCCGGATCTATCGTTGCCCGAACCCTCTCCGTCCGTATTTTTATCCCGGCCGCCTTCGTCCAAAAAATTCACGGTGAAACCGCAAGGCCAACAACAAAAAACCACTCCGGTAGTACAATCTACAACGACAAACCGACACAAAGCCAGGTATGATAGCCCACCCATCATTTCGGGGGATCTCCCCATGCCGTCTTTTTCGGTTTTACGATCAAAACCGCCTGTGCCCAAACATCTCGAACCCTCAGCCTTGAATTTCGATTGGTTGCGAGACTTTTTCTCCCGACCGGCAAAAGTTATGCCATCACAACGGCAGACATCCTCGGCACAAAAAAAGAAATCCTCGGAGAATGCACCGAGTTGAGGATGACAAAAAAAAACCAAATAAAAAAAATTTTTTGTCATGATAGAAACAGACATGTCCAACGGTTTCCGCATCAATCCGATACCCCAGCAGGCGGGTACGCAGACCATGCAGCAGGCCATCTATCAGGCGCACAATTCTCCGTGCGGACAGAACAAACTCATCTACGATCCGATCCTTGTCATCGGGGATCAGACATTCTATTTCCTTGACCTGAAAGATCTGCTGTACGATATCATGAATGCCGATTCGACGGTCGAACTGCTCCAGGCAGCGATCGAGAGCGGAACGACCTACCTGGTCGATCCCTCTCCGACGAACCGTCTCACCTACCTGAGCAGTCTGCTGGACTGGGCCAAAACGTTATACGCGCAGATCAGCGATAAGACACCCATCCCCGATGCCGGCTACCAGTACGTCCTCACGGTGTACGATTACAACGGCAACACCATCTGGGACTCGGGGACGCCCACCCTGACACCGACGACCAACACCGTCCCGCCCCAGTATGTCCAGGTCCCTCTTTTTACACCCAATCCTCTGCCGGGCACTCCGAGCCCGACCTCCGTCAACATCTACGGGATCAGCAATTATCCGACGGCCATGGCCTGGATCGACGGCGCGACGGTGAATGGCGCCCTGGCGCAACGATCGGCCTATACGATCAACCAGGCGGCCATGCCCGAGTCCGTGATGGCCATCGCCTCGCTCCTCACCGATCCGGCCAACACCCGCGTCTACGGATTCCCGCGGTACGGGTTCTCGTCGCGCCAGAACACGCTCAATGCCATCTCGTCGGATATCAATTACGGGCAATTGGGATTCTATTGCTGCTACCTGAACAGCCTCTACAGCAATCCGATCGCAGAGAACAATTATACGTCGACGCTCATCGAGTACATCTTTGTGCGTATCGGTCTCGCCCAATCGGCGGCTCCTCCTTAAGATACATCCATTCTAGACTCTATTTTTATCGATAAAAATAGAGCGACTATCGTTTCAGGTCCAAGAACCGATCCTTGCCGCATATGACTGCCCATGGGATCAATTTCTTGATCGGATTCATCCGACGATCCGGGCGTAGCAATCGTTCTGCCGTTGCTAAATCACATAGTACCGTTCTTTTGTCCGACAAACACCCACGAGATCTGCGCCGGATCGATTTTCAGGAATAGCATCCTGTAATCCGTGTGATGGAGCAATCTTTCGATGAGCAATGCGCAATGAGCCTCATCGAGACGATTCCGTTGCGTTATTCCTATCATTTTCTATATCTTATCCTGTTGGACACAACAGGATAAGATATAGAAATGTAGGAACTATTTAGGGGATGTATGGTTCTCTCTCTCGTCACAGTCTATTGCCCCTTACTGCGATCCGCATGCAACTCTACCGCTTTCTTTCGGTTCTCGTTGATCACCTCGATGAGATCCCCGGTAAATATGGATATGTTTATACATTATCATATTTTCTGAAATTGATTTTTGATAAAAAAAAAACAGAGGCTTTGATTAAAAAACGAATCGGCATGTCGGCCAGATTCGGATTCATGACGGCGAATCTGGACAGTAATGATGAACACAATTTTGATACCAATGCGGCGCTCCGACAATGGGTGCAAGATAATCTTGGCAAGGCCCATTATTTCTTTGTGGGATTCCAGGAGGATCCCGACTCGACCACGAGTCTCTCCCAGATCAAGAAATTACTGGAAGGCACGGCATTGACCTACCGACAGGTACGACAGAAACCGGTGCAATGGTTCTTATCCGCGATCGGTTACAGTTGGATAGACACTCTGACATGGCTACTCAAGAGATGGAAAACTCCGAATCTGTATTTCTTTTCCCAGGCGTCATCGCCGAGCGCATCCCAAATAAAAAAACTCAAATGTCGATGGACCTGCGGATTCCACCTGAAATCCCATTTCAAGGGTGCCAACATCATGGCATTCTATGACCCGATACTGGAAAGGCACATCATCGTTGTCAATACCCATCTCTACTATGCTGGATACAAAAAGGGCGTCACAGAACGGTATCGGCAATTCATTGAGATTCTACGATATCTGGCGCACACATTTATACCGCAAGAACTGAACGGGAAGGTGACCCTCTCGGCGTGTATCCTTGTCCTGATGGGGGATTTGAACTTTCGATTTCTCCGACCTGGATTCCGATTGACGGATCCGGGAGATCGACTGCCCTTGACGAACCGTAATTATGGACAGTACTTCAATACTCCACAACAGGATAGGGATCAAAATTTCGTATTGAGAAAACCACTCGGTACCTTTCAGGCCAATCCGAAAAAGGAGAACAGTTATCAATTGTCCCTCTTATTGAATGATACACTGAATATCCCAAAAAATCTACCAAAATATATGGATAAAACGACTCAAACCACCCTACAAGAGATCCGAACCGATATCAAGGATGATCCTGAGATAAAAACAGTCCTCAGGCGGATCCAGGACAGGATCCTCAGAGAGGACATGTTCATCACATGCCGATACATTGATACTCGTTCCCAATTCAGCGACCCTCCGAGTCAAGTCACGATGACAGATATCATGTCTCTACAAAAAAAAGGAAAGGCGAGAGATCCTTCACCCTGCGATCAGATCCTTGTGACCGGACCTCATGATATAAAGATCGAGGTCGAATCCACGGTATTCGGTATGGAGCGATCCGATCATCTGATCAGAGTGGCCACCGCACAATTTACCGTCCGCAGTACGCCGATGTCTCAGATATAGATGAAACTTTTTGGATCTGGATACCTGTGAATAATACTCATTTTTTAGACAATCGATTATGATCTCCCGTTCGTTTCCTATATTTCTCTATTGTTTCCAATGAGATACCATATAGAAATGTAAGACAATAGGAACTATTAAGGGGACGTATCACTGGGCTCGCAGGGTTTCTTTTTTCTCCATACAAGGAATCCTTAACAAAAGATGAGGCGGCTGCCGCAAAACATGCATCAGGACGGATAATTTTTAAGGAATCGAGGTAATGGCATGGCGGCCATCATGAGTGCGCTGACATGACTAGAATCCCATTGTTGCCGCTGCGACCTTCTTTTATTCCGATCCATTTTTTGAAAAAACTGATTTGAATAATCATGAGGGTGGGGGATAAAACAATGGATCTGATCCATATCCTCTGTCATACAGACATGATCCAATTCCTGACCCGCCGAGAGAATTATGCTCTACGGCAGTTGAATCGTGATGCGGATCGTCATCTGCGGGCGCGTCTCCCGCCGATCCGTCGATGCCAGAGGCCGGTGCAACCCTCCTGGCACACAATCACGATCGGCACGGACGAGGAGGCCTGTTCGTTATTGTGGGAAGAAAAATTGCCGAGCGTCATCCCGCGCGCGGTGTGGCCACGGATCTTGTACATGTTCCACGAGTACCTGACGCTCGACATCATCCGCCGGTGGATGAGGATGGACGGCCGACCGATCGTCTGCGAGGATCAGAGACGGTGGCGGATCGGTCTCGAGGTGGAGTGCGCGCTCGACGAGGACGATTGGATCGCGATCGGCGTCTCCTGGGGGGGTGGTGGGAAAGATACGATCCTAGGATTCGATCCACGATCGATCGGCTACGTTTCCGACGACAATTGCGTCTACCACGATAGTCTTCGTCTCGTCAAGAATCACTGCCGGTACCTGCCGGCGCTGCGGCACATGGCGTGTGTGATTGATTACGAGGACGGGACGCTCTCGTTCTTCCGCAACCACGCGCTGGAATTCGTCTGGGAGATGGACGGCCGAGTCCTCCTCCAATCCCTCGTCCTCGGGATCTCCACCAATATCGTTCCGCGCGATTTCCCTCAAAAACTGATATTAACACACATATGACATCCTATAAAATCATCATGAACGAAGAAAAGATCTTGGAGGTGAATACGCTGGTCCGTACAAAGAGTCGGAACGAGCTGATCCAGATGTGCAAGGACAAGAACATGAATCATTCCGGCACGAAACACGACATGGCGGTGAGGCTGATTGGTGGATGGAATCACCAGACGCCCGTCCAGGCAAACATCCCCAAGATCATCATACGACGGGATGCAAAAGGACGGTGGGTCTTCCACGATCTTGTCTTTGATGACAAGACCAAGATTGTCGTCGGTCGGCTCGGCGAGATGGATGCAATCACCCCCCTCCAGCGGGAGGATATTGAGATCTGCAAACAGTACAAGTTCCGGTTCCAGCTCCCCGAGATCCTGGACGATGATCCGTCTTGCAAGAAAGAATCGGTCGTCATGTCGGACGAGGAGGCCGAGGAGGAGGGAGAAGGGAATGAAGAGTTTTGAGATAGTCCTCGATGGGGGGTCGATCGGCGGGGTACAACTGGAGTCCCGCCCGCACGACGGACGGGATATGATCCATCTGGAGGAGTTGTCGGTAATCGTGCAGATCCCACAGTTCGTACGACATCATCTTCCTATGGCAGAGCAGGTAGTACAGCATGCACGATGTGCCGTAAACATCCATGCTGTGAGGGACATACGGGGTTTCCAGATGGGTGAGGGGATTGATCTCTGGGGCGAGGTACCCGATAGTGCCACACCCGTAAAAATAGTGAGACGCATGGGATCTGGCAAGACCGAAATCGGCGATCCGGATGCGCCACGCACCACGGCATGATTGGAACAACAGGATGTTCTCGGGTTTGATGTCGTAGTGTTCGATCGAGGAGCGCGCGAGAAATTCCATGCCCTCGATGAACTGGGGGAGCCAGATGGAGAGGGGAGGTTCGATCGAATGGATGTAGGCCTCGCACAGATCGAGACTCGCTCGCGAAAACAGGAAATAATGATCGGTGTCGGGCGAGACGAGGATCGGGGAAAGGATGTTGTCATGCTGCGAACCGAGTTCGGAGAGTATTTTTTTTTCGGTGAGGAATTGATCCTGTCGTAAGACGGTCTTCCGGACGATCGTGGAGGAAATGGCCTCGATCGTGCTCGAGGACGAAGAATAGAGCAGCACGGTTCGATGCGCAAGTCGAGAATAGATCAGACCCATACTTCTCCCTACCCTTGATCAATAAAATCGTGCGAAAATTTTATTGTCGGGGTACAATAAAAGATATGCCCAAGATTGGTTCTGGTGGGTATGCCGAGGTGTACCACCCTCCACGATCGATTGCCGATATACCACGAAAATACAGGGATAATGAGGCGTACGTCCAACGTTACACCACACAGACGCTGGAACACATCCATTTTGGGGAAAAAGCCCGTCGGATATTCGATCCGACCGATTCGATCTCTCTGCCGATCCTGTACATGGTCAAACAGCCGCACCACATGTATTCGGAGATTTTTCGTTTCCGGAGAGGGAATCTGCGAGAACTCCTCCGGGGCGCGACATATGTCGGACTTTCTACCATCCTTCCATTGCTGGTTTTCATCCTGAAAGGCCTGATCCGGCTCCACAAGAAACGGATCATCCACCACGACATCAAGATTGAGAATATCTTGTACGATGTGACGCCCAAATTCCGCCTGTTCCTCATCGATTGGGGGACCGCATGCCGTTACAAGGATGTCTTCGGTCCTAAATACGATTACTGGCTCCCAGGAGATAATGAGAATCATCCTCCCGAGTATAAAATCATGGCGCGCTACCGGTACAATTATCAGTACACGGATATTGTAAAAGAATACAGCAAGAATAGTTATTACACCCATTTATTCAAGAGGGTCCAACCCAACTACGATGTCCTGCTACAACGAGCGGATCGGGAGATTCGACGCGATCTCAAGAAAGAGCCGCGCATGCTGGAGGATCTGGCCGGAAAGGTCGATGTATTTGCCATGGGCATTGTGTTCTGTCAGGTCATCCATTACATCGGGGGGGACTATGAATTCCAGAGATATGTGCCGCTCCTGCGGGGCATGATCCATCCCGATCCGAGGAAACGATGGACCATCGAACAGTGCATCCGTTATCTAGAAAAAAAATGAAATTCATTAGACCATGAAAGATCCAATAGTGGAATAAATTGGAAACTAATAATTTATTTTCTTTTGGAAAGCAGGGAATGGAGACTCGATTTTTTCAATCGCGACAATCGGTACTGGAGCGCTGCAGAGAATTGGGAAAAGGCGTGCTCCTGCTGATCGCCCCCACGGGTTCCGGGAAAACGACCGGGATGCGGCGATTGATCCAGGAGGAATCGGCCACATTCGGTTCGACCTATCTTGTCCAGCCGACACGGATGGCGATGCATTCCTCGATGACGAGTCGGGGGATCGTCTCGCTGACCCCCTTGTCGGTCATCGATATGTACCTTCGCCGGGGGACCTTGCCATGCCGCACATTCGTCCTGGACGAGGTCCACACGCGATCGGTGGAGTACGAGACGATCCTCTGGATCCTCTCTACGCAGGGATTCGCCCAGAAGATGCGGATCATCCTGCTCACGGCCACCGCCGATACGGAATATCTCTCCCGTTTTTTTGAGACGATTTCGAGCATGGAACTCCCGATCCAGAGCCCGTTCCCCGTAGAGATGGAATACCGACCCGGATGGAATCATCTGGTGACCTCGCCGCACCAGATGATCCCCATGATTGAGAAAGATCTGATCCGGCATGTCCATCACGACAAGATCCTCGTCTTTCTGAGCACGCACGAACAGTGCGATAAACTCGCCAAGGAGTGCAAACTCTCTGCGCAGAAGCACGGATGGCAGACGCGACCCCTGTATGGCGGGTTTACCACGGAGGACTACAAGGAGTGGGAGGACTTTCAGAAGACGGCACCGCGTTTCATCCTTTTTGCGACCAATGTCGCCGAGACCTCCATCACCATCCCGGGTCTCTCCCTCATCCTCGATTTCGGGATCCATTGCATCCAGCAGCAGAATCGGATTGTGTACGAATACTGTCCCAAGGCGAATCTCATCCAGCGGGCCGGGCGGACGGGCCGCACCTGTCCCGGGAAAGTGATCCGCTACATGTCCGAGGAGGCCTACGAAGAACTCCCTTTCCAGACGGAGCCCGAACACAATTGGGATCTGATGATGCTCCGATTCCTGCGATTCCGCGCGGACGCCTCCATCCTCCCCATCTCCTGCGAGGCGATCATGGAAAAATTCCGGTTCTACGGCGTGCTGGGAGAGGGCGATCGTCTGGACGAGGCCATGGCGCGATTCATCACACAATCTCCTCTCTTGTTCAAGCACAGCGTGTACCTGTACCGATTCCTGAGGATGCCGTCGCACCATCGTGACCCGGTGTTCCTCTATTTCGTCATGGCGCTGGCCGTCATCGATATCTTTGAGGCACGACTCGTCCGCAGTTATTACTACTCGCCGGACCTCAAGATCTCCCGGGCGCGGTTCCTGGATCGATTGAAAGCCACGTTTGTCGAACGCCCCGACGAACTGGAACTCCAGTTGAATCTATTCTGTTCGTGCATGCTCTCCGAGGATCCATTCGAATTCGCCAAGGCATTTTCGCTCAATTTCAGGACGTTCCGGCAGATCCAGAACCACATCCAGAAAGTCCTCCGCTACACGACCTCCAGCCTCCAGAAGGATATCCCCGACTGGAAATCCGCCATGCGAGAGAGTCATTCGTTCACCCTCTCCTCGAAAAGAGGGCTGAACGACAAACGATGGGATGTCCGTCATCTGAAACGGGATGTCATGAGCGATATCCAGCGGATCTTTTTCAGGATGGAGATCATCCCGCGGATGACGCGCGGCGGATTGTTCCTCCGGCCCGATTTTATCCCGGATTTCCGTCATTGCATCGTCCAGCCGAGGACCACAATCAAGGGCGTCCTCTTATTCACGATCGACGACCCGGAGACCCCGATCCGCGAATGGATCGATCCCCAGACCCTCCTGCAGGAACCGGTTTACGTCCAATCGAACATGTTCACCCTGTTCCCCGGAGATTTGCAGCTCCATCTCTCGAAACTCTCCGAGCAGATTGTGGACCGGCACGAGGAACGGATGTACATCCGGCGCGAGAAGGAACGGGTGCGACGCCGTTTCCGCCCGGTCCTAGAGGATGTCGAGGAGGATATCGCGTTCCGGCCGTTCCAGTGGAAAATGGAAAAATCGATTCACGATTTATTTCTTTTTGTCGATAAATGGATGTCGTAGACGCCGACGAGTACGAGATCGATCCCGATTTCCTGCTCTATCTCGCCCAGTATTTGTAACGAATCGATGACTGATGCTACTGTTTCAAGAATTGATCCACATTTTTTAGGTACCGGAGGATCGTCCGTTTATTAGTCGGTTTGATGTTGCGACTTCTCAAAAACTCATTGAATCTCTCCAATGATCTTACATCATCGGATGTTATAAACCAGCCCAAATATTGAAGTAATGTATCGTTCCTGTCCGGATCTGTCATTCGCTGATGGAAACCGGATTCTGATCAAAGTTTTTGGGATGTCGGGAAGGCCGGCACCTGTCGTTGCTGACATTATTGTCGTAATGCTCTGGTAAATTCAATCTGTCGGATACCCTCGCGATGGACTTACGATTGCCGCGTGTCACCGGGATAAAGAAATTCTCGTTAAAAAATGAGGGTTGTTGATGTTGAAACATTTTATATCATAAAAAAAAATTTTGGGATTATTTTTCGTGGACGGGCGAGGGTGTTTTTTCGCGGATCGGGATGGCCTCCCGGCAGAGAGGACAGTGCCCATGCTGGTGCGAGACAATGTCCTGGATGCACGCCGCGTGGAACAGATGATTGCAGTGGAGACGCACGACCTCCTCCGAAACGCGGATGGGTTCCAGGCAGATGAAACACTCGCCCTCGTCGTCTTTTTCGGCAAGGAACGGCGCAAGATCCAGTCGCAGGCGTGAATTCTTGCGGAATAGCGATTGATGATAGGTATCCATGCTTTCTTGCATGGCGGAACGGATCATGTCCTGCTCGATGGCCTCCTCCTCGGCGCGCATGCGGGCCAGATTCGAGAGGATCGAGAACCGAGAAAAAAATGGGACGAACGGCATCTCATGTTCTGTCTCTTCGTCATCATTTTCTTCTTTCATCGTTTATTGAAGAAAAAAAAATACCGTCGTTGCCTAAAAATTCCATTTGTTTGGTTCAAACAAATGGAATGAATGTACCGGACGGACGGATCTATGCATCGATTGATATCCAGTGATCAGGGAAGAGACAATGGATCGGGGCATCGACCCAGCGACGCGGATAGAACACCTGCTCGGGGTCGGCCATCATCGCCCCCCACCAGCTGAACGAACTGTTGGCGATGATGGCCCCGCCGCGGCACAGACTCATCAGCGCAAAAACAACCAGTTCGTCCTCTTCCTCGACCAGCGTGTACGCAAATCCCCAATCCTGTTGTCGCACCCATGCCTCATCGTCCGAGACGATGTAGACGGTCTTTTCCTCGTTTCTCGATAATCGTCTGTGCGCCTCCCGGTAGTAACTCATCGGCTGGACAAAATGATAGTACGATTTCGATAGGTAATCCCCGCGCCGGACGTGCAGGAAAACGCTCGTTCGTCCGTCAAACGGCGCGAAACGATCCCGCACAAGATCGCGCTGCGAAGAAAGATTCTTGCGGATCATGGAGCGGAGATCAGGGAGGACGGGCAGGATCGGAGGAAGATACTGGAAATAACCGCCCAGACGCACCGGCGGTTCGATCATGTCCACATCCCACGGATCCGCGAACCCCCCCTGTTCGAATATCGTGGTGATGGATCGGAACAATTCCGGATTCTCTTCTCCGTCAAAGACCGTGCCCGCATAATTGCGCTGATGATGATTGTGCTCGTTCGCCATCTCCTGATCCAGGACGATGCGGACGATGCCATGCCGCAGCGCGACGGCGCGCGCTGCCGCGTACTGGAAGAACTGATTCCCCAGACCACCTACGCGATTCACCCCCACAATCATTGTTTATCTACTGATTTTCTATCTTTAAAGAGATGTTATCTGTCTTTGGATGGATGGTGATTTATGTTGATCGGAATGCACCAGCGGTGCAAGATTACGATCGTCAAGATTTTCCCAATCGATTTTTGCTAGAAAATCAGAGAGTTGTCGTTTGGATATTTCCGGTTTTTTTTGCTGTCGTCGTATGGAGGGTAGATGATTATCTTCGATATTGTCCCAATCGATTTGTCCTAGAAAATTAACGAGTTGCGATAAAGGATGTTGAGAGGGATGCAATCGCTGTAACAGGATCTGACTCAATTCTGAACGTTTTTTGGTGGATCTCGCATATTCAGAGCCCAATTGTCGTTTCAATTCGTCTCTAGTCATGGAATAAATTTGTATCATTTTATCTTCTTCGATTTTGGCATCAGTTTGTGGTGCGGGAATATGATATTTCGATCTTAACTGACGGATGATTTTTTTTTTTAGATCCGCAAGAGAATACCTACAATATTTGTCGTGTAGATATCGCAAAGAGTAAAATTTTTTTTTCGATTTATTGTAAGTCATCGGTAATCCATGTTTCAATGCAATTTTAAGGATGTCCGTTCTTTTATTATGTTTTATGATTCTATCGAAATTATCAAATTTTTGTCGTTGCCGCCGCTGCGAAACGGATGATTGGATATCATCGGCCGATTGAATCATTTTATATTCTATATTTTTTTTACATTATTTTGCACCGATCCGATATTGCAAATGTCAATTTGTAGGAATAAATCATATCTTGATCTGACTGACACGGTGCGACTTGCCTTTTCGATAATTTTGGAAATTAAGATTTTTTGTGACATATTTAGTGTTGGACGGATGGTTTAAGGAGTCACGGGAAAAACAAACAAAGGATGGATCTCGCGGAACTGATGAACCGGTACGGGAGCGACAAGGATCGCCACGGGTACACGCACGTCTATCATACACTGTTCTACCCATTGCAACTCCAATTCCTGAACATCCTCGAGATCGGGATCGGGACGATGATCCCGGGAGTGAATTCGAGCATGCGCAATTATTCGTTGGCGGGATACCGCCCGGGCGGGAGTCTGCGGGCGTGGCGCGATTATTTCCCGCAGGGACAGATTGTCGGGATGGACGTGCAGACCGATACACAGTTCGAGGACGAGAAGCGCATCACGACGGTGCTCTGCGATTCGACGGACAAAGAGGCGGTCTCGCGCGTCATGGATCGCCTGAAAATGCGGTTCGATATCATCATCGACGATGGCAGCCACTTCGAACAGGATCAGCTCCGGACGCTCGAGAACCTGTACCCGTACCTGAACAAGGGCGGGTACTACATCATCGAGGATATCGTCGAGCACAACCGTATCTCACGGGAGCCCCACCTCCTGGAGGCCTATTGCAACCGGGATCCGTATTTCTTTGCGGGCGTCCGCAATTCCATGTGCGTCATCTACAAGAATCCCCTCCATTCCAATAGGATCGAGTACTGAGTTTAGTGGTGGAGTTCGGGCTCGAACGGTTCTTGGATCTTGTTGGTATTGACAAAGAATCCATTCACGATGAAAATGAAGCCGCTGGCGCACAGGCACAGGAACAGCACGAGTACCGTGGACCAGGATTCTCCGGATTTCACCTCCACGGGTTTTGTTGCTGGGAATCTATTAGGTATGGCCACGCGTGTCTTTGATCGAGCCTCGTTGGCTCCAGTTTGGTACAGCAGATAACCACAATACACTAATAGGAGACCGAACTCGCATGTCGCGGTAATCGATACCCAGCCACTGTGAGTCTTTGGATCGTAATTCACCATTGATTTTATTTTATTCCAGAAAAAAAATGTCTCTTGATAAAAAATAACGGATGAAAACAAAACATAAGCATTCTTTCCGATGGGGTTGGATATTCAATATCATGATTGTCATCTTCTTGCTCGCATTTATCGTAGTTCCGGTTGTGAATGTGTCTCATGTCTCGGAAAAAGAGATCCGGGTGAGCCAATTGCTCGCCGCCACGCACAATCTGTACAAGGTGTACGATACGGATGGGAACGTGTATGAGATTCAGAACCTTTTCTTTCTTGGATTCTACAGATCCGCCGAATTGTACGGCAAGATGGAGGTCGGATCCACCTACCGCATCCGGTGCCATGGATACCGCATCCCCTTCTTGAATTATTTCCCCAACATCACACACGTCGACAAACTGTAGACATCGTCGGTAAAACTGAATTTGACCCATGGACATGCGATAGGAGAAGGAGAATACATAGATCTGACAAACATTGTGTCGATGACAGATGGAATCCGAATTTCTGTGCCCGATCTCGTGGGAGTGGATGGACGATCCCGTCGAACTCGAGGACGGGACCGTCTACGACCGACGATCCATCACGGACTGGTTCCGGCGCGGGAAGAACACCTCCCCGCTCACAAATGAGGTCCTGCGATCGACATCCATCGTGGCCAAGGAGGATCTCTGGCTCCGGATCAAAGAATGGCGATTGCACAAGGATCCAGAGTTCACGGGGTGCCGGCATCTCAGTTGCCGATATTTCGGGCTCGCGCCGGAATTCCTGTGCTCCGAGCATTCCGGTCGGATGGAACCGACGATGGATTTCACCGAGGAGGATGTGATCCGGATCCTCTGCATCCCCGCCGACGGTATTGTGGACGCGGAGGTTGTGCGCGTCTATGAGATGTTTATGCGCCGCCTCGTCATGGTCGAGAACGACACGGATTTTTCCTTCCTGGATATCCACAAGAGCCTGCGCGCGGCCGATGCCAAGCGTCTCTACCTGGCGGCGGGCGGCCGTTCCACCAACCTCCAGATCTACCTCGTCCGCAGGACGCTGTGCCCCTGGCTGCTGGACAAGGATCTGTTTGGCGTGGGTCTCTGTTATGCGGGCAATTTCGGCGAGGCACCCAATAGGATTAGCCAGTTGGAGCGATTCGTCCATCGGCCGATCGTCGTCTCATAGCAAGATAAAAGGCTCTTCTCCATCGGAGGATTGCGATTCGTTCTCGCGGATTATGACCGGATTGGTTTTCTGGATCCATCCCATGATGATGCGCATCACACCCTCCCGGCTCTCGGATTCCAAAAAAGGATTCCCGGAGGCCGATAGATAAATCATCTCGGACCTGGCGGTCACGGGACGGACGCGTTCAAAAAAAGTAATGACATCCCGCCAGAGCGTGATGGGATCGTAGATCCCGTGGATTACCAGGATAGGACGCTCGAGACGGAGCGTATCGAGCGCCTGGAGTTGTTTTCTGATGTCCGATAGATGCCATAGGATGGAAAAAAATTCACGCATGCGGAATAACCGATTGAACAAGGTGAAAACAGATACACTCCCGTCCGCGCGGATCGGAAGGAACGGTGAGAGGAGGATGATGCGCGCCGTTGGCGCCATCTCGGTCATGATCTGCACAAGTCGCAGGATCATGACGCCTCCCATCGAATAACCCATGAAAATATCCACACCGATCCTCCTTGCCAACGATTCAAGATTGTCGAGATGATGGACGACGCAACGATCCATCGCGTAGACATCGTACCCCTCCTCGTTCATCATCTCGATGATCGATCCTGTGTACGATAGACCCGATTCGGTATGGGATAGCCACTGGGAAAAACAGGATGGCGTCCAGCCGTCGTCCACAAGGAGGATATTCCCACGGATCTCGTCCGGGATGAGACCCGACCAGTGATAACAGACAGATCCTTTATGGAAAAAAGATTGACAATAACCGATATCGATGGTCTTCATAATTTATCAGATGGATCTTCATCTGATAAGATTAGTACTTATCGTCAATCGATGTTATACGATAGCGACGACCGTCTGGATCAGGAGCCGACGGGTGTTTTGGGTGAGGGGGCAGCGATCGCGGACGATCGGGGAGAGAGGAATCGTCCGGAACGATTGAGTCGTCCGGTAGAATTGTACCGTATCGGGGAGGAGGCATTCCAGTTCTGTCCGGAACGACGACAATCCCCCCAGGAAAAGGAGGGGCGTCCCGGGCAGGACCCGGATCTGCTGGAGGCACTGTTCGGCGTAATGGAGCGCGTGGAACGGATCCAGAGTCGTGGCCGCGAACCCCTGGCGAGTCCATTGTGATCGTGGCTGGTGTTTCAGACCGCGGTAGAGGACGAGATCTCTCGTTGTTTTGGGGGCGCGCCGGAAGATCTCGACCACCTCTTTGTGCAAATCGCGCACACAATCGGTGATGATCTCGTCGGTGAGGCCCGGACAGACGGTCCGGACGATCCGGCGGTAGTTCTTGGATACGCTGATGGACGGATCCCCGTACCGATCCAGGAGCGGGAAAAAAATCGGCAGGTACCCGTAGATCCGACTCTTCCACGATCGGATTCGGTCCATGAATTCGCGGGTGAGACGCCCATTCAGAATGTACCCCTGCACATGCTGCTGCGATTTGTTGGTCATGGCCACCAGCGCCATTTTCTCTCGTACGGACAACCCCTGGAGGTACTCGTCGTTCCGTTGGAACCACGCCTCGTCGAAATCATCCCGGACCACCAGGGAACGGAAAAGGGGTTCGTGGATGGAATCCGTCTGGAAACGCAGACGGTGATGCCCGGTCAGTGTCTCCATGGTTCCCACAGCATCCAATTCGCGCAGGAACCCGTACGGTTTCTGGAGACGGGGGTAGCGGGTGAAGATGAGATCGACCCGGCGTTCGATCCGGGTGAACGATCCGACCGGAAGAGGTTCGGCCTCGTCCTCGCAGTACTCCTCGAACCGTTCGGGGATCCGATCATCTCCTCGTTTCTGGCGCAGACGGCGCCACCCGAGGAATGTCGTCGGGATCATGGATTTTATTATTGGTCATGAAATTATTTTACGAGCAGATCGTAATGACCGGGTTTAAAAAGTATACATATGGGCGAGGAGGTTCTGCCGCCACATCCCACCGGCGGATCGGTCCGTGGATAATACGTCACAGGATATTGGCTATCTAATTGGATGATCTGGACGGGAGAGCAGAGCACGATGGACGCGGCATCGAGGGTGATAAAGGCTTCGGCATCTCGACCCATTGTAGTAATCAATGCCTGTGCATCATGATCCGTCAATGAATTCGTGTATGGAGCATTAGGATCTTGTGCATGGGCCTGTTGTAGGATTTTATCTTGCACAACCTTCAAGATGGCAGCGCGAAGATTCCTGATGGTGGGAAGATCGACATTGACTCTCTTTGTGTCGAAAAATCGTACAATCTCGTCCTCGGTCATTCCGTGCGGATTGATGAGAGCATTCACGACATCTTTGTATCGTTCTGGAAAGAGTGCTTGTAATGCCTCGACGCGTCTCGTGAAATCTATCACGGATTGATCTGACGGATGATGTTGTATATCATAACGGATCGAAAATATAGCGCCAATGATAAGGGCACGATAATAACAATTCCCATCCCCTCGGATCTGGATAAATCGGTTTGTACCGGTGCGCCGCAGGATCGATTCGAATTTACCTTTCATCTGTATCTCTGTCGGATTTGGGTACATATCATTTATCGGTACGAAACGGATTGTATGGATATTTTTATCATCAGGATGGACATATCGTTTGATATAGGTCCTGACGATATCCTGTTTATAGTACGGTTTTGGGTGTATTTTCAAGATTCCTTTTAATAATTCTGGATTGAATGGATATTGTTTCACAATTTGTTTCGACATCCGTGCCGCCTCCTGATCGAGTGATGATCGTCCTCTTGCCGGTACCTTCTCACCTCTTAAGATCGCATCATATTTTGCGTGCAACTCTTGTCCTTGCGACACTCCATTGACATGCAAAACCGCTGTTTTCAGATCCTGCAACGCCTTCTCGGGCGACTGTCGCGATTGTTGATTGTAGACGCGTCTGAAGGCTTGTCGTAACCCTGCGTCATCCACAAGTTGTAATACTTGCTGACCCGGTAATGAATCGATTATATCTTTATATGTTTTATTCGGCGGACCTATTTCGTACCCATTGACATGCAAAACCGCTGTTTTCAGATCCTGCAACGCCTTCTCGGGCGACTGTCGCGATTGTTGATTGTAGACGCGTCTGAAGGCTTGTCGTAACCCTGCGTCATCCACAAGTTGTAATACTT